GGACTAGGTCTTCTAAAAATGCCTCCCATTTACCCTCCTAATATTCCATAATCATTTTCAGCAAAAGTTGGGAGCTTTTGCTTATCCTTTGTTAAATCCCTTGTTCCCAATGCAAGGTATCGAAATGCGTCAGCAGCATGACTTGTCCAGTCATGTAAAGGTTTATCACGATACACTTTACGCTTCTCGTCATAATCTTTTCTATACTGCCGCAAAGCCTCAACTAGAGTTGTACACCTTTTTTCGTCAAAATAACACCTAGAAAGTATAGTTCTTGCAGCTTCTATTCCATCCTCAATAAGTACATGCGGACAAACATGGAACCGTAATCCTAGGTCCCTAGCTACTTCAAATCTTGATTTTCCAGTCCCCATTTCTCTAACTTTAATATCATGAGGAGCTATATGCTTTCCATATATATAATCCTTCTCTCTGATAACCTTAACATAATGGGGTATACCCTCTCCTTGGTTTTCATAATAATCTATAATTCTATATTCATTGCCAAATTGCTGAAAGAATATAATAGCTGTTGAATCACCCATACCTAAGTCCCACGATGTATGGACTTCTAATCTAGGTTCATGAGGTACTTCTTTTATCCGTTCTTCAGCTAATGCTTTAGCCATTAAACTACCATAATAAGAACCAACTAATGGAGCATCAAAACTACAAAAAAATTCTTGTTGGATTAATTCTTCAGGCATTCCTGCATTACGTTCATCTTCTATAGCTTCAGGAGGAACAGCACTTGTATCATCAACACTTAATCGTTGACAGAACCATTTGTCATTTCTAGAAGCCATATTAAATAAATCGTATCCGTGATTTCTACCTCTAGCGGTATAAATAAAAACCGCCCATCCTCCATTCTCTGCCAAGATGGGACGAACGAGATCCCAGGCCCTTGGATCCTGAAGACTGAATTCTGAGAATATGACTCCAATGGGGTTTGATCCCACCAAGCGGTCAACGTTATCTGTTCCAACAACCTGGTAAATGGACCCATTCTTAAGTTCCAATCTCATGTCTGTATTGTTTACTGAAGCCCAAAGTTCTTTTGGAAAATGTTCTAGAAACCCTCTTCCTGCTTTTGTCATCCCATCCCATACAATTTTTCTTCCTTGGTTGTATGTGGGTAACAAGTGCCAATATAAACCTCTTCTTTGTAAAGCTGCTGTGACACACCAATTGACTGATAACAAGTCTTTACCTGCTCGTCTGTGCCATACTGCAACTGCACGTTTACCACCTTTTTCTAAAAAATTCCAAAGGTCTTTTTGGTAATCACGCGGTCGCCAGTCGTGTGGGACCGATATTTCCATAAATTACTTTTCTTCTTCTGCAAATTGCACAAGATTAACTTTTAATCCACCATCAAGATTAGCATCCATTTCGATAGCTTTTCTTTTTGGTGCAATATATTGTGCGAGTTCCTTATTTGCTTGAAATCTTAATTCAGGAGTATTGCTATTATCCATGGAAATATTAGCTAATGCTTCAATAGGATCGCAGCCAAGTTGTTCTAACTTAGCTTGTACAGCTTTAGTTTTTTCTCCTAAAGAACCTTTCGGTCTACCTGCACCTGATCTAAATCCGCCTGCTCCTTGTGTACTCATTAAAATATTATTGCTCCTAATATAAATGCTCCTACTATTACTGCATAAATGTATTTACTCTTTAGACAGCAGTTCAGGCACTGTTGACATACTAGTTTTAGTTCCTTTAACATATTCCTCCTCTAACGTTTCAAATGTTGCAACGTTGTTATCATTTAGTATTACTTGTTTCTTTGCTTCCTCAAAACTGGGAGCTTCAAGAAACATAACACGTACATTCGCCATCATATCAGGCTTTTCCATTATACGCACTTTCCATTGCATAGTAAACTATATATTCTATATAATAGTATATATACACTTTTAATTATTAGTATATTATATTTATTAGCCTCTACAGTCGAACTAGAAAACTTTTTTTGTTTTTCTTCTACTATAGTGTCCCTTTATTAATTTGTCCGCTTAGGCATTTTATCCGTTAGCAAAAACGCCCCCTACCATAATACGCAACATGCATACATGTATTTCGTGAAGTTCTCTTTTATACCCCAGGTTGAAATATAGTGAAATAATTTGTGGGAGAAAAAACGTTTTTCTCTTTAACTACTATCCTCGTTCAATAACTCATAAATAATAAATAAAGAATATAAAATCTCGATTTAAAATTTAATAATTAAATTTGATAAGGAGAGAGTAGTGTGTTTTGATACATTTTGATTATTAATTAAATTATTCGTTGAAATAACTTGTAATATTTTGTTACTAAAAATATAAATTTATTTGTTTACAAAACAGATTAAATAAAATAAATTGAATTTGATTATATAAAAAAAATATAATTGTTGATTTAATAGGAGAAATAAAATGAAAAAATCTATGAAGATTTATCATTTTAATATCGATGAATCAACTTTGGATGTAAAAACTACTCCTCAAATAACATCAATTTATAAAATTGTGTTAAAAAATGGAGAGTTGGAGATATCGGAAGATAATTTGAAAAAATTATTGGAAGAAGGTAAAAAAGATGGAGTTTTAAAAACTCGTCAATCTTCTGCAAGAATTTTTCAATATTATAAAAATGTGATGATATCTGATGGATTTCTGAAGGTGAAATCTGAAGAAAAATCCGAAGTTGTTCAAGATGTTGTAAATGCATAAATAAAAATGAAGAATCCCCGTGAGAAATTGCGGGGATTTTTTTTATATAACTACGATTTGATTAAGACGAATGTAGCTTGAGCTATAACGGAATAATACTAGTTATATTAATTTATCTGTTCCCCGAATTAAATTTATAAAATATATATATAAAGAATTATTTAAAAAAATAATAAGAGAGGAGGTTCTGTGAAAGTAAAGAAAACGATTCAAATCGAAGTAGAATATAATATCGAAGATAGTATTTCAGATATTGATTTTACGAGAGTTGAAAATTTCGACAATTTTAACTTTGATGATAGCGTAGATATATTATCTGTTAAAGAATCGAAAGTTGAAACGGAAGGTACAATAACGATTTCAATTAATGAAAAAGAAGAGTCGGCGTTAAAATCTTACGATTGTGGATTTACGAACGAACTAAAAAAATCACTTCTTAATAAATTAGTTGGAAGAATGTGCTTAGAGTTAAACAAGGAGATATAATGAACACAAGAAGCAAAGAATATATTCCTGTTCATTTTTTAGTAGATATGCCGAACAATAAAAGAACGGCTAATTTTATTAAAGAAATGAAGAAGTTTCTAAACACGAAACGATACGGAATAAGACTGAGAGGTAGAGGTCCTCGTAAGAAATATGGAGCTGGACCTGAATCTATCTCATTAAAACTTGCCGAACGGGTATCTGTTTATGTATACCAGAAGACGCAAGACATCAACAATCCTGACTTCGCTATAAGAAAGTTCTGGAAGATTCGGAATTTAGCGGACGACTTAGTTAAAGAAGCAACACCAGTAATATGGAGGTAGCTTTATGAAAATAAAAGTTGTCGCAATTGTTGATACAGGAGATGAAGATGATATTGCATTCGACGGATTATCTATGGAAAATTCAGTTGGATTACTAGGAACTGTCGTTGATTGGAATGTAGAATATAATATAACAGAAACGGAGGTAGAAAAATGTCGCATTTCCTCGGCAAAGTCGTGAAGCTTATAAAGACGCATAAGCCAAAAGATGAAGGAGAGAAAGATATGCTGAAAAGGTTTGAAGACCATACTACAGTATTTATTCGACTAGAAACAATATTGGAGTCGAAACCAAGACAACCAATACAATTACCACTTTTTAAACACTAACTCTCCTAGTAGCTCCCTGTATAGATTACTATATAGGGAGTTTTAAACAATTTTTTTAAAAAAACAAGCTAAAGTTACTAATATACCAATAACTGATGTACTCAGATGCAAAATTATCATTGATATTCTTATTAAATATTCATTATTGGTATTATATATTGGGACTCACGGAATTATTGGGCCCGTTAATAATAATCCGTTTACAATAGTTATTATTCATTATATATCTAGAAATATATTAATTACGAGGTAAAATTATGAAGCAATACTTAGTTTACCTAGCTATAATTGGTATACCTGTAGCATTTATGTTCTTCTTAGGATATATTGGCTACTTGATGCAATAACGCAAGAGAGGAGAAAAAGCGTATGACTGCAAACGTCGAAACAATGGCTTATGCTGGACAAGTGCCTTGGCACGGTCTCGGACACAAGGTTGGTGAGGATGTTACTCCAGAGCAAATGGAGTTAGTAGCAGGTCTTGATTGGAAAGTTAATAAAGTTCCGTTTCAGAACCCTGTTACTGGAGAACAATCCGATTCTTACTTTGTATTAGTTCGTGATTCGGATGGTAAGGAACTAAGTCCGTGTGGTCATCAGTACGTTCCTGTGCAAAACAGACAAGCGCTTGGATTCTTCAAGAAGTTCACCGATTCTGGTGATATGACTCTCGAAACTGCGGGTTCACTTGACGGAGGACGAAGAATATTCGTGTTAGCGAAGACTTCTGAGTCATTCTCCATTAAGGGTAAAGACAAAGTAGATTCTTATTTACTTTGTT